TTGGGACTTCTCGAAGATGGGTATTCCCATTGTGGATGACCACGGTGTCGAGCGGATGGAAGACGGTGACTACAGGGCACCTCCGGTGCATTTGAGTCAACAGGAATATCTTGCCTGGGAGGTAAGACAGCGTCGTGGAGAGATGGGAAACAATAAACCAGCGGACGATTGGGGTGAATTTTATGACGACATCAACGAGTACCAGTCCATCCACGACGGAGAACTCTAAAAAAAGCTTGACAACTAGAGGAAACTCTTCCCTACTTAGGGAACTTCCGGCTATACTAGATGCATGTGCTAAAGCAGGTGTCGCAACGCTGAAATGTGGCGATATAGAGGTGACGTTCCAAACGTCAGCTCCTTTTGTGCAGTATCCCGACTATGAACTACCAAGCCAAGGTGGTTTGACAATCCCTGATAGTTTCACCGCTTCGCAGGTCAGCGAGCAACCACGAATCGAAACAGTCGACAAAGACTTACTCGAAGACATGCGTCGCGCTCAGCTAATGATCGACGACCCGTTATCCTTCGAGCAAGAAATGATCGACGAGTATACTCGAAGGGATAGAGATGTCGGTCGCAGAGAAGAAAACCACAGTTGAAGACCTAAACAGAATGTATCAGGACGCGAAGTATGCCGATAAGGAGCAGTTCGCTGAATTTCGCTCGGCTATTTTGATGATAGCGGGTGAGCATTATTCTAAGAGAATGAGTGAGTGGTGGAATAGGTCTAGGACGACGCAGCAAACGTCTGAGAACTATAAAATGCGTATCACAAAAAACTGGATACACCGCGCTCACCGTTTATATATGAAAAATATTCTAAATAAATCTCCCGGTACGACTTTCACTCCAAGAAATCCTCTCGAACTCCAAGACACTAAAGACGCTGAACTCAACGAGTCGGTGTGGGAATATTTAAAAGACAAAGTAAAGTTTAAGGCCAAGATCAGAGAATGGGTCTCCGACTTCTGTGGTCCTGGTGAGTGTGTGGCTAAACTATTCTTCGATCCAAATAGAGGTTACTTAAAAGGATACGAAGGTGCGGTCGACGAGATGGAACAACCTGTCTTAGACGAGATGGGTCAACAGGTTCCTGACAAAGAGAAACCTGTGATGTCAGGTGAAATGGTATTTGAGCGAATCTTTCCTCAGAATCTCTTCAGAGATCCGAATGCGCGTAACATGCTTGACGCTAAATGGATCGGCATCGAGAAGATGGAGAACGCGAAAGAACTTCGTAAACTCTACAAAGACGACCCACGTAAACAAAAGATGATCCAAGAGAGTGTGGAAGAGTTTGTCGTATTTGACTCGAATAAGAACGGCTATTCGCGAGAGAAGGACATGGCTCTTGTGTTGGAGTATTATTACCGTCCTTGTCTCCTGTACCCTAACGGATATTTCTATATAGCGACTAAGAGTGGAGTTCTCGAAGAAGGAGAACTTCCTAAAGGTATTTTCCCTATTGTCTGGAAAGGTTTTGACGAACATAACTCTAAGGCCAGGGCTTCTGGCATGGTTAAGATTGCTAGACCGTGGCAGGCGGAAATAAACCGTGCGTCTTCCCAGATCGCAATGCACCAGGTCACGATTTCTGAAGACAAAATTCTCTACCAGGCGGGTACAAAAGTCGCTCAGGGTGCCTTACTCCCAGGTGTGCGTGGTCTTACGTACCAGGGTGCGCCTCCAACGATCCTCCCGGGTCGTGTTGGGGACCAATATTTCACATATATCGACCGACAGTATGCTGAAATGGACCGCGCACTGATGTTAGACGAGCTAGACCGCACGAAAATGAACGAAATGGACCCTATGGCGCTCATGTTTAAGGACATGAGTCAGCAGCAGGATTTTGAGCTATATAGCTCTAAATTTGGCGAATTTCTGGTCGAAATCACCGAAAAAGCGTTAGATTTAGCCCGTTTTTACCTGCCAGACGACGAAGTAATCGCTGCTGTCGGTAAATCTGAGGTGATTAACATGGCGGAGTTTAGAAAAACGACTCCTCTGTGCCATGCAGTGAAGGTGACAGAGCAAAACGACACCATTTCTACGAAAATGGGAAGTCAGATGATGTTCAACCACATCTTGCAGTACGTCGGAACGCAGTTGTCGCGTGAAGACATCGGTAAAATGATCATGAACATGCCATTTGGAAACTGGAAGGACTCTTTCAAAGACTTCACGATGGATGAAACCAATGTGAAGAACGATTTCCTTGCGATCGAGCGCGGAGAACAGCCGCAGGTCTCCCCGAAAGACAATTCTGAGTATGTTTTAAAGAAAGTCGCTTCTCGCAAGAAGGAAAGAGACTACTTCCTACTTGATCCAAGGGTCCAAAGTCTGTATGACCAATATGAGCAATACCACGAACAGAAAATAGCGGCAGAAGCAGCGGCACTGAAGCAGGCGCAAGCACAGTTCATCCCAACGGGTGGAGCGATGATCGCTTGCGACATGTACGTGCCAAACGAGGACCCGAACAAAGCACCGAAGCGTGTAAGGGTTCCTTACCAGGCGCTAGAGGCTCTACTAAAGCAGCTTGAGCAGCAGGGAAGTTCGCTCGATGCTATGGAGAAGATGAACCAAGGGCAGTTAGCAGAGATGGCTCAGATGTTAATGCAGCAGGGAGGCGGAAATCCGCAGCAGCAACAACAGATGGCTATGTAAATATAAATTGGCAGGCAAGCCAACAAGGAGTGTTAAATGCTTGGTGTTCAAAAGGATGTAGCAAGTGAATCATTGGCAGGAAGCAGTAATCAGGAGGCAGTCAGCGGAGAAGATGCGCCTTCGGTATCAGACCCCAGTGGTGGAGAAAGTCAGCCCGAAGGACTCGGGACAAAACCCGCTCCTGCTCCGGGAAAGCCTGACCCAACGGGTGAAAGCAATCCTTATTCTCCTAATTACAAATTTAAGGTCTTGGATAAAGAGTTAGAGTTTGACGAGTTCCTTCGTGGAGCGATCAAAGACCCTGACACTGAGAAGAAAGTTCGGGAACTTTATGAAAAAGCCCACGGTCTTGAGTCGGTAAAAACTGACAGGACGACTTTACGGAACGAGTTAACACAGACTAAAGATAAAATCGCAAAGACCGAAGCGGGTCTTGAAACCATAGCGAGTTACGTGCGAAAGGGTGACTACGATTCTTTCTTTGAGTCGTTAGGTATTCCCAAAGAAAATATTCTCAAGTATGCTTTAGAACTAGTACAGCGCGAGCAAGACCCTAATAAGTTAGCCCAGTGGCAAGCCAACCGCCAGGCTCAGCAGCAAGCGCAGCACTATCAGAGTGAAGCACAAAGACTGGAACAGGAAAGAGGCCAGTTCTATGTGCAACAAAAAGAGTTTGAGCTATCCCAAGCAATGATCAGACCAGAGATTTCGGGGATTGTGCAAGCTTACGATGCCGGGATGGGACAACCTGGTGCCTTTAGACAGTACGTTATCAGGATGGGACAGGCGCTAGAGTCGCAGGGACAAGACGTCTCCACCGACCAAGCGATTCAGGAAGCGGTAAGACACCTGCAAGCTGTCAACCCGAACCTGACCGCAGCTCCGATGGGACAACCAAGGTCCACAGGTGTGGTTCAGCCGAATCAAAAACCTGTAATCCCCAATATCCAGGGTAGAGGTACGTCTCCAGTTCGTTCTTCTTATCGTAGTTTGGATGATTTACGAAAACTCGCCAAAGAACGCACCGCCATGGGCGAATAGTGCTTCTTTAGGCTTCATGGAAAAGGATTTCCAAGATGGCTACAAGTCGTTCGTTTCAGGATATGTTAAACGAGTACACACCGAATACTCTTCTTATGGAAGAGATGATCAAGAGAGATTGGTTTTTATCTAATCTCGAAGTCGATAATGGTTGGAAAGGTGGAAAGCTAATCGTTCCGTTCAAAGGAGCGGGAGCTAGTACAGTTGAGTTCGGCCAATTGGCTGCATCTAACGACATCAGCCAATCGACCTATGTTCGCGGTTATATCAATGACTACGTCGAGTCATGGGGTTCGATCATTCTGAACCACAGAGACTTGATGGATCATTCCGGTAAAATTCCAGAGACAACTTTCCTTAAGTTGATCCCTGGTGAAATCGACATGATGATGGACTACTTCAAGCAAGTAGTTTCAACTCAGTTCGGTTCTGGAAGTCACTTCGCGACATTTACCGCAAACGGTACTGTTGGCGGTGTGATACAAGTTGACCACATCGACCGTTTCTCAATCGGTCAAAAACTAACAATCGACGACGGTAACTCTGCCGCACTTGACGTTTACGTCATTGCTATCAACATCAACGCGACTAGTGTGTACGGTTCTGTAACTGTATCGCTTACTCGCGGCGGTGCAGCAGCAGACGTTTCTGCTTACACTACTGCTCAAGCAGCTAAGTGCTACCACCCTGGTGTGCTTACAAACGGCGGGTTCCAGTCTATCCGTGACGCTTTGCTCTCAGCAGCAAACGGCGGGTCGGCTACAATCCACAACGTATCTAAGCTTGCTTACCCAATCCTCCAAGCTGTCAACATCGACGGTTCTGCGTGGACTGCGTCTAACATCTTAGACTCTATCTTCGACGGCTACACAACAGTTCGCCAAAGAGCTAAAGGTAACGCTAACACAGTCGTTATGTCATTTAAGCACCTTGGTTCTGTTATGAAGAAACTCGAAGCGCAAAAAGGTCCATTCGTTGTAACTAAACAACCTTCTGCATCCATCTACGGTTGGACAGAAATCGAAGTTACATCTGTTAAGGGAACTTTGAAGCTAGTCGGTATCGTAGAGATGGACGACGACGTCATGTTCTACCTCGACTTGTCGACTATCAAGTTCCGCACAAACGGCGGTTTCAAAAAACGTACTGCTCCAGATGGTCGCGAATATTTCGAGATCAGAAACACAACTGGCTACGCTTACGTAATTGACTGCTGCTTGTTCGGTGAACTAGAGCATTCTAAGCCAGGTCATAACGCTATTGTTTACGGTATCAGCTACTAAGTAGTTTTTACTCCTAAAGCAATGGGGGTCGGATCGTTTGTAAAATCAGACGTCATCCGACCCTTTTAATTTTTAAGGTTTACACATGGGACAACCAGAAATCGGTATCGGGCATCTAACTACGCAGGCGCACGAGTTTGTAAAACAGCATATTGAGTACGACGGTAGTTCTAGGACTGAGTACGTCTACACTGTACGTGCTGACGCTATAAACGGGACACCTTGCTCAGTGGTTCGCTACTCTTACGTCGGTGCGACCTCACGTATTGAGTTCATGAAAGAGTTTACTTCGACATGGAATAGTGCATGGGATGTATTCTAAGGAACTAAATAATGATTTTTCAGCACAGTCGCTTTCAGATATGGAATGCTAACCAACATCCTTACCGACACAGTTTGGATGACTTTGCTTACAGTAATCCAGCCCTACCTGGTACTTCTACGGTACAGGGTGCTTTGGATTATATTACTGCGGTACTCTACCCGCAGAGTAAGCCAGCGGTCGCTAACGTAGCTGCTTTACCAGCGGCTGGTAACACGATTAACGACATGCGTGTCGTCTCTGACGACGGTGACGGTAAAGCTGCTGCATACCGCTGGGAACAAAGAGAAGGTGACGTAGCAGCTCAGTGGTACAAAATTTATGACCTCGATTGGGGTACTGACTCTATCCTTCAAGGGTTCTTAGGTAAGACCCAAGACATATATGTAAAGCAGTGGGGTTATAATGATCTCGACGCATCGGGTACAGCGATCGTTGGCTTACTTGCTGGACAAAGCATCTACGGCGGTGCTTCAGCTAGTACAAACCTCACTCTGTTTGCTAATTCTGGTGACGGTACTGGTGCTGATACAGGCTTTGTGCAAGTCGGCGACAATTTCAGACCTACTACAAACTCAACCTTCTCATCAGGGACTACCTCCGAACGCTGGCTAAAAATTTGGTCGGTAACTGCTGGCATCGGGACCATGACGATCGCAGGCGGGTCTATCACCGACAGTTCTGGTGCAATATCTTTTGATAACGAAAATTTAACGACTACAGGTACACTAACAGTAGGTACTTTACTTCTTGGTTCTGCTTCGATCACCGACTCCTCAGGGACGATTGACTTTGCAAACGAGAACCTCACAACTACAGGAACCATCACTGCTGGAAATGTTTCTGCACTTGGTAGTGCTTCTAGTTTTCTATCTGGTACTACGTTTGGGACGTTAGTATTAGGTTCCGCCTCTATCACTGACACAAGTGGTACTATAGATTTCTCAAACGAGAATCTGACCACAACCGGGGTTGTAACTGGTGGTACTATTACAGGAACATCGACTGTAAACGGTGGAAATCTTCGCCTAACAGGTAACATCCTTTCATCCACCGATACCGATGGAAATATCGTCCTAACACCTAACGGTACTGGGATTGTAAACGTCACAAAGGCGCTTACAACTGTCGGTATC